TCAACCTCCCTAGATAGAACTTCGATTTCTTTTTCAAGGCCAATGATCCGAAGTTCTGCATCATTAGCCGATCTTTCCAGAGCCCTAACACTGGAAGAAATTTTTGCAATCTCAGCACCGAAGGCATCTATGTTTTGCAAAAGTAAATTGTTGCCAAATGTTTGAGGATGTCCCTTCTCTGCGTAGGCAGTATCTTCTACTTCCTCACACTTCTTAAGATATTCCTCCTTTGACATTCTGTTGTTGTCAGTCATGAGTATTCCATGTAAATGTTTCCAGATATTGTAGTTCCCTCATTGCCTGAGTTGACCATGTGCATGAGGAATGATGGGAATATAATTATACTCCCAGGCTCCAGATTCGGTTTATAGTCTAACGGAAACTGGGGCAAAGTGCAACCAAAATGGTTCTGAATGTTATGAATTGAAGGATTAAAAAATGCAGTTCTTGATGTCACATCAACATATATCACATAACTCCATTGACTTTTAGGATGTATGTGAGCATCTTGGTAATCATGTTTCTTATAAACATTCCTCCATATATGTCCAAACCTTGCGTTCTTTCCCATCAGTTGTGCTGAATAGAGATTTCTCTCTACCACACCAGATAAGTAACCCCAGATTGATTCTGGAATCTCTTCTTGTTTCTGCGATGAGAAACTAGACATAACTCCAGAATCCCAAGTGGGTTCTAAGGGAGCAAGAGGAATACAATCAAATTTAGTTACATCAACCTGATCATGAAAGATAGGTATTCCAAAGATTTCTTGTTTCATTCTGAAGGTAATGGTACAGTTCTCATTGTTTTGTAGACAAGACTTGCTCTAAGTCCACGATATACTTCATTTGGTGGCATACCATGATGCCATATGTTCCCCTTGAAGAACACAACTCTGCCTGGGGCAGGGTCTACACCTTGCCATTCATCATTTAATTTATACTTTATCTGTCCTCCCCACTCTGGTTGCCAATGTTTATTAATATAGTAAACAAAACTTATACCATTATCACATGTGCAATCTTGATGAGGCGTTGTATTATGTATCCACTGTTGTCCATTTATCATTATCTCACCGAGTTCCACTTCAAATGGAAGTGTGTGCATAACTGCACTGTAGATCATTTTGAAGCAACTATCCTGTGCAATATCATTTCTGTCTGGAGGAAATATTTGTTGTTTCAATGCTGGTGCTTCTTCCCATGTTGGGTCTGCACCGACATCTCTACCATCTTCGGCATATCCACTAGTATGTCCCCAGAACCAGTTGTATCCTGTCATCACCATGTCATGTACTTGGTGAACAAACCAAGGCGGAAACATGTAGTCTACAACATAGACTTCATCCTTAGTCAGATCGTACTGTGACCAATCTAAGAATTGCTTTCTGCAATCAATGTGTATCATAGTTAATAAAGCCAGTCCTCATACTCGCCATCTACATCTAGTTCAGCGATTCTTCTCTCTTCTAATTCTCTCATGTCATCATGTAGTCTCTCCACAGGTGTTTTTTTCTTGTGCATTTTCTGATACTGATTTGCAGCAAGATTGTCTAAAAAATCATTCATCATAAGTATAATGTTGGTTTTGAGATTTAAAACTTTCAACCTGTTCTTTGGTTTTAAAGAACTTAAAAAGTTTTACATCTGAATGTTCTTTAAGTTGATACTTTACCTTAATCATAAGTCATACCCAAACTCTGCCCAGTTGTAATCTTCTATCGCTAATGCGTTTTTTTCGTTTGTTTTCTGTCTAGAATTGATGTATCCTATTGCTTGTAGGAAACCCCAAGCCCTAGTCTCATCTTCATTCCTCAGACTCCTCATAGCTTTCGCTCCATTTATATAGTGGTTTATTTTGGGTACGTTTGCGTTGATCAACTCATTCATTTCTTGTGTTTTGACCACGATTGCGTTATCGTATGCACCACAGTCGCCTGGTATAGATCCGCCTGGAGGAACATTAGCATAACCAATGGCATTTCCACCAGCATCTGTACCACCCACACCAATAAAAATTCTCTGTCCTTCTGTTGCATAAGTGGTGCTAGATGGAGAACCATCTTCATCAACTGTACTGTAGGTAGGCCAGTTGGTTGTTCCTACATAATATTCAGCTCTACCATTACCAACTGCTGGCTCTGGATCTTCAATAACCTGTCTCCATTGTGCGGTGATGTTAGGATCACCATTGTTAATTAGATCTAATTGGTGTCCTTTTCCTATGTTTACATTCTTGGCAATACCAATCTCCACTGGGTCGATTGGATTCTTAGATGATTCAAACTGAAGATCTTCTATATCGCCTGGTCTTACAACTATGAAAGAACTGTTTATGCCTGCTGTGGTAGGTTGTTGACTCAAGTTTGCAAAGTAATAATCAGATACAATGCCAATGTAGAATGACGTTCCTATGTCCTTGTTAACTGTGATACTCACGGCATTACTCAATTCAAACACATTGAGAACCATTTGTGCAGCGGATGTAATACCTGTGTTATCAGTATAAGTTATAATACCTACAGCAGTTGAAATACCTGTGATGGTAGTTCCAGATGCAACCATCCCTCCTCCACTTTTGCCTGTATCACCAAATACAAAATCTCCTACACTAAAGTCTGTAAATATACCAATTTTACCATCGGCATAAATTTTGTTATCACCAGATGTACAGAATCCAGATAGAGGATAAACCTCAGCAGGGTATGGTGTCAGTCCAAATCCAAGAACACTTGTAGCATTACCTGATGGAAATATGGTTGGATTTATAAGAGCATCAGTAATCAGATCTCCTGTTCTAATGCCAGGATTTCTACCTGTGGTAAAACCAGTTAAGTATTCTGCATCAGCGTCGAATATCACCATGGCAGTACTACCTATGTTGACATCAGCGTTATCAATAGTCTCTACAACATTAGCACCATACTCCATGTTCTTTGGATACTTGAAATACTTAGCTCCGTAGAATCCCAAGTACTGATATGTGCCAGAATCTTTTTGACACTCCCATACCTGTACTTCTACATCATCATCATCACCAAATCTACTAAACTCAGATGTCCCTACTTGAACCCATGCCAAGTCACTCCTACATCCATGAGATATTCTCTCCAGATACGCATTTTGAACAGCCGTTATTGCTGTGTTGATGGGATCAATGAGTGGAGGTAGTTTACTATCCAGTTTAATAATTATCTCATCGAACTCGTCAATGAGTGCATCAGTCAATGCTAACTGTTCTGCAAGAACTTCACCCTCTTGTCTTTGGGTTTCGTTACTATCTCGTAATCTTTTCGCAATTTTCTTTGGATCAGCAGCCATTAGGTTCCATCTCCCTCATATTCTACAACTAATTTAGGAACATCTTTACGTTCAGCACAGACTAGATAACTGCAACGTATGTTGTGAGTTTTGAAATTATGTGGATTTACTATTATTCTTAATGTATCTCCTTTTGAAACAGTATAACACAAATTTTGATTAATTCCAATAGGAGTTAAATGAACTGTTATGCTATCCTCATGAACCAGATCTTTCCAATAGTCTGGCAGTTCAATCACATTCTCTCCTTTCAATACTCCTCTAACATATACACCAACCTCAGGACCCTCAATACAAGCATGTGCAAGACGATGACCTTCTCCTTTAGATGGGTGCGGAATATCAAACTTTTTGAAAGGTGCAGCAACTGAAGCAAATGCCCCAAAACCTGCAAATATCTTTGCACAAGTTATGTTACCACCAACTGCAAGTAAACCAGCTATGGTAGCGAATCCAGCAACATTTATATTTGCGTTGAATTGAGATATGGCATTACCAACCTTCAGTCCGTTCATGGTATTAATACCATTTGTAATACTTGCGGAGTTTCTAATCGTAGCACCAAACTTTGTACACAATCCTGTAAAGTTACTGACTGCTATGACATTTAATACCCCATAGTAATTGGATATACCATGAACCTGTAAAGATAATGGTGCTGGAAAACTCATTGGAGGTCCAATCATGACCGTTGCCATTGGAACTCCAATATTAGGAACTAATCCAAAGTATGCAGGACCATTCGCCACCAAAGTGCCAGGAAATACCTTTGGTATGCCTGGCAAAAATGATGTGTCTAGTGCTCCGATGACAACCTTGTCACCGAACATTCCTATCGAAGCCGTTGCTGCCATTATAAGAAGTCCTTAAATCTATCGAAGGCACCGATCAAAGCGCCAAGAAATCCACCCTGTATCTTATCAGTCTGTGTACCTATATCAACTGATGATCCACCAGACACCTCAATGAAGTTGCCACCAAGAGAAAGGTTCTTAGTACCAAGAACATTTGTGTTACTGGCATCTAAATTAAGAATGGGAGTCTTTCCTATGTAGATCTGCTCGCCTCCTCTCATAGTAAGTTCAGCAGAGGCATCAAATCTTATATTTCTACCCTTTAATAGTATATCACCATCTTGAGCTTCTATCACAATATGTCCGTATGCGGCACAAATAACTTTACTGGGTTCGTCCTCCTTTCCTCTTATACCTACAGTTTCGTATGAACATCCATTTACAACTAACTTTTGAAGTCCATTCTTATAGAAAGAAATGCCTTGGTTATTATCAGTGATACAGGAATAATCTGTCTCTTGTCCCTTTAAGTTTCCATCAGTAATTTTGACACCAGAAGTGACACGAAAGCCTGGATTGTTAATGAAATATTCATTGTCAGCCGTACTGACAACTTTTGGTTCAGTTGCCATTAGTATCCGCCTCCGTACCCACCTGATCCGCCAGACCCGCCGCCACCAGAAGGAGGAGGACTAGGAGGAGGAGTGCTTGGTGGAGTTTGTTGTTGAGGTTGTTCTGGAGCTGGTGTAGTTTGTTGTGGGGTTGTTGTATTAATAGATGGTGTAGAACTATCAGGTGTAACGGTAGGGGCATTTGTAGTCTCCGTTGTTGTAGTTGTTGTCTCAGTAGGACTCGCAGTTGGACTAGGTGTTGTAGTGCTTGATGAAGGAGTGTAGGTAATCACTGGTGGTTGACCTAGACTTTCTTCTTTCGTATTATATATTGTGGCGTGTGGTGAAGATATATGAGTAGGTCCTACCATCTTAACTACTTTTCCATCATCTCGTACATGAACATGGAAGTCGCCATAATATGGATTACCATTGACCCAACCAACTTGTGTTGTACGTTGACTGTAAACACAATCAACTACCTTGACAAACAGAGTTCCACCTCTACCTGACTCATCAGTTGGTAGAATTCCACCTCCAACAACACCTCCGTCTATACTTGGTCTTTCTCCAATATCAGAAACATAATCAGGACTGTATGACATGATTGGATATAATCTAGCACCAATTCCTGTTCTCGTATCTATAGAGACTGACGGAATCTTCTTATGTTTATCTTGACACCTAATGTTATTAATTCCAGCAATAGACCCTGCTGGAGTGACTACCAAATCAAAAGAACAATCTCCTACTCTACCTTTATCTCCAGAGGTATATCCAATTCCAGGCCTATAGGGAACAAGATCAGTAACAATACCAACTGCCTCACTACCAATACCAGAAACACCTCTGGTTGTAAAGTTATAAGTGTCAGTTCTAGCCATACCAGCAAACTGATTTTCAAAGAGATCCATGAATGAACCCTCAGACATAGAGATATAGTACTCAGTATTGAAGCTTAGGTCATTCTTTGGGTCTATCTTAATAATTCTATCAGATAGGAATGATATTCTATTATCGTTTACATTAATTCTTTCGTGTACAACATTAGTGCCAGCTTCCGTAATGGTAACATCACCATTACCTCTTGTTATTGGTTCATTGAATGTGATAGACAATGATACAGAAGTCTGAACACCTACTGCATCATCAGCGGGTGTGGTAAATGTAATGAAAGGATTTTCATCATCAGTATCCTCTGTGACAGGGAATTTTGGAGGAACTACATTAGTCGAAGGGCAGTATCCCTCTCCAGGCGATAACATGTAGATGTCAACAATAGATCCATTTTCATCTATGATCGCTTCAGCATTAGCACCGCCACCATGTCTAGTCTTGTCTATAATTGAAATCTTTGGAACTACTGTATAATTTAAGCCTGGTTCTAGTATCTCTAGAGTAAGAATACTTCCATCTATAGACGAAACTATAGGCATGAGAACAGCAGTTTTTGTTCCATCACCATGAACTTCTACCTTAGGCGGAATACACTCACTCCATGTAAATCCTGGCGGCACTGCATCACCAAGATCATCTTGTGTTTGTGGGTTCTGTGTTCTAGCAGTGCAATCAAAAAATTCGTCAGCACCCATGCCTATCATACTAAGAAGTGAGAATTTAGCTGTTGCACTATATGCTCCATCACCAGTAGTGTCTGCTGCTCCAACAAAATTCTCAAACTTCTGTAAGAATTTCATGTTGTCAAGAACTTTTCCAAATTTTAGATTTGGTTTTTCTATAGCACCTACTCCCTGTGTCCAATCGTCATAGTCTTTACATTTTAAATTAGCACAAGCAAAGAATCCCAATATCATATTAGCATAACTACTGATCTTCGATAACAGACTACCCACCTTACCCAAAGCACCAGTCAACCAATCTAATCCGTCTAGAAGTGGTTTTAATGCTGCGAGTATTTTATCATAGATATCTGCCAAAATATTTGCAATGAACTGTTCAACGGCACATACGGAGGGATTCAGTGCCTTTCCTATCATATCCTTGAACATATTCAGCAACATACCCAAGAAGTCTATGTTGAAAAGACAGAATAAGATGTCAAGTATTTTTTGTAGAGCTTTTATAACAGGAGACTTTTGTGGTTCTGGTATGATCAGTGCTTGTAGATTTCTGAATACCTTTGTCACCAGAGCAATAACTTTGTCTCTGATCATATTGACTATCTTTTTAACCGCAGCAGATACTAACTTAGCAGCCTTTCTGACTAACTTATTAATATCTTGAAGCAGATTGTTTGCAGTATCAATATAAGAACCAGCAAACTCAGTAAGTGAGTTTACTGTGGTTAGAAAACTACCAATCGTATGTGCAATATCACTCAAAGGACCGTCTTCACAGCCATTGTTCATACTATGAGGACCTAGTTGAGTATTGGAAAATGTTGTTTCTGACTTCCTATCGTTAGATACACCTTCATTTCCATTTTCTAGTTCGCCTGGTGAGTTTTTCTTTTCCTCGCCAACTTTATTATCTGCGTTTAATTGTGTTTGAGTCTTTCCAGATGGAGTCTCAACGGACACACTATAGATTGGTGATGAGTCTCCTCCTATTGGTTTGTTTTCATCATTAGGTAGGGTGGTCATCCCATCAATACCCGCTCTTCTACCTGACATTACCTTGAAGGCATTATTCTCACCTTCAGTATTATCACCCTCTTGGATAGAGGAGGAAGAATTTTGGGGACCTAATTCTGGATTTATATTCCTTGCTAATGCACCAAAGATGACTGGTTGTTGTGCCTCTTCACCATCTAAGAAGAAACCAAAGACAGTTTCTCCACCAAGCATTTTTGACTTTTCACCTATACATGCTCCTCCAGCACCAGAGTTGGGATCTACCATGACATGTGCCCAAGGCAATTCCGCCTCACTCATCACGGCTTCATCGAATGGGTGATAACCTATTATTCTTACTTTACATCTATATGCCCAACCCTTTTTAGTATCAGTAGACGAATTCTTCCAAACTGCTGGATCGGCAACTCTACCAATCCACCATATAAATCCGTCTTTTCCAACAAAGTTGGTTTGTGCAAGGGTGGTATCTAACATCAGGCATTAATCGTCATAAATTAAGCACTCAGGCTCGTCTGGGTTTACTTCACAAAATAACTCTAGTGCGGTAGGATCGTGATGATCTCCAGACTCAATCTCTTGACGGTGATTATGAGAGTAAACTTCTAATTCATGAAGTTCTTCTTTGATATGCCTACGAGCAGCAGGACTTGTTGTGGGATCTTCTAAGATCTCCTTATCTTTTTGAATGTGTTTCTCTAAACTTTCCATTTTTCCTCCTTATTGGATGCCATATGAATCTCTAATGAGATTTAGGGAGGTGACATTTCTCCCCTCAGTTATTTCAAAGTGGTGTCGTACACTACGGATAACAAAGAATCCACTTTGTTCAGAGTCTGTTTGCTTCCGACCTCTAGGTGCGTTGCTATGCGTATCACCTACCTCTGGAAGTTCTACTCTAATTATACTCCCTACTCTTAATTGAGGATTACAGGGTACACTTATATTTAGGGACTGTTGGAAGAGCATTGTGTATCTAGTAAAGGCTTTTGCCATATCACTAGGATCTCTACCCTGTCCCTCTACATCTTCAGCAGATTCCTCAAGGCCTGGGTTCCACATTCCCCTATCACCCATTCTTACAAGAACTCTTGAAGCATATTTGGTAAGATCTCCCTGTGGAATAGGAACATCTTCACCAGATCGCTTCAAATTGTCTTCGTTTACGTTATCCTTTAGACTGTACTTCACCACATCTAACTTCCATTTTAATGGATCATACACATATGTCAAGTTACTATAAAGACCAACCCTTAAATTTTTCTGTAAATCTGTTGTTTTGTCTATACTAGCAAAAAGAATTTTATAATTATTTGATTCATCGTTTGAACTAATTAAAGTTGAATGAGTATATGTTGGGATACCATACTCACTCGATAGTTTCTCTCCGTCATCTGGATAGTCCACTTGAGTAGCATCTACCATTCTATCTACTGACTTAAACTTGTATCCATCATAATCTTCATAGAAAAAGAATCCAGAGGTTCCTTTTCCTTCTGCTTTTACTCCTTCTCCCGATGTACCTGATACTGTAGATGTTGTTGGAACTGCTTTTGGGCATAACCATTGTATAGTATAGAATGGTTTTCTCATGTTACCTATGAAACCATAAGAAGTAATACTCTTCTCAATGCTCATCCTATCTTCATCAATTAGTAGAACATCTGTTAGTATGTTCTTAACGTGTTCACTTATTGGTCCTTTTTCATATCTTTTCACGACTCTAGTAGTCTCATTTGAAAGATTACTCAGAGTACAGCACTTAAGAGTGAATGTTTCCTGTCCTTCAACTTGACTAACTTTTTCAATGGAAGAAACATATAAGGGATTCCCATTTTCCTCAGTAAACTTAACATCACCAAATGCAGTTCCTATAATAAGATCAATTCTCTCATACCCTCTTATAGGTACTAAAGATAAGAGACCAGAAGTATCAGAGCATAACAATCTCACTGTTATTGCTGGAGATAAGAGATCCTCAAAATAATCACATTGCACAACTGAGTTTTTAATTTCGAGAGAATCTACTCCCCCTTTATTTGAGTCACTAGAACCACCCCTCTTGAGAGTAATGTTATTCTCAGGGGTGATTAAAACTTGTTTGAAAGTGGCGTACTGTAACGAGTATGACATCAGGTTCTAGCTAAATTGTTAAGTTGAATTTGAGAAAGAATTACTCCAACATCTGTTATTGGCATTACTTGTGGAGAATCATTACCTCCTGATCCTGTTGCAACCACTCCAGCCTGAGTAGTTTGCAACTGTGGAGAAAGTGCAATGATTTGTGGAGGTGATCCAGCTGGATCATCATAAGGCATATATCCCTCTGGAGCAAATTGAGCAATCATATTAGGCTTATCTGGATTGAGAGATGACCGATCTCCCATAGGATCTGAAGAATTTAATGATTTATTGAAAGCATCTCTAATCGATTGAGCACTCTTACCACCCTGACCATAGAAACTGGTCCCTTGAATATCTCTCCCTTTAAAATCAGGACCAAATAGATTTGGGAATGATGCAAATTCAGGTGCCAACATATCAATAACTTTGTCACTCATTCCTTCTTTGGCAAGAAGTTCAGGTGTAACCCCTCTGTATCCACTTATTCTTGATAAAATCATTTGATCTTGTAGTTCGGGAGTGAACAACGTATCACCACTGATACCTTGTTTCTGCATTTCCTCTTTTAATACATAACTCATAAACTGATGTTTACCAGTAGCATCTGAGTTATGTTGATCTACTGCATATCCTACATTTCTTCCTCTCACCATTCCAGTCCTTTGCATTTCTAGGACTTCATTTATAGTCAGTTCACCTCTTGCAAGTTCTGGAACGACATTACCACCATATATTGTTCCATAACTTGCTGTAGTTCCTTCTGCCATAGCAATAGCGTCAAGCATAGCACGTTGTTCTTTTGTACCAAAACCTGATGATCCGCCAACTCCTGACACATCAACACTCAACATAGTAGTTTGTGCTGAAACACTACTGGGATTGGCAGCTGCCATGAACTCTGCAACTACCTTTAAAGGTTCTTTTTTAATTCGTTCCTGTAACTTTTCTAATTCAGTCTTAGTTCTAAGATAGTTCTTAAGTTCCTCTGAGTCAGGTCCTAGACTTATTCCCCCAGCATCTTGAAATTGCTTTTCATTTTCTTCCAACTGTGATTTAACTACTTCATTAATTTTTTCAATATCACTTTTTTCAGTTTTCTTATCTTTGTCGTTTTTAGATCCAAACACGGTATTCCACAAGTTACCAGCCGTGTTCTTTATAATGTTTCTGCCTTTCTTTGAAAGAGGATTTACAACATTTATTCCAAAACCAAGAGAATATACACCGTCATCAACTTTACCACCAGTAACAGATCTGATGTCTTTCATTACCTTTTTGCGTAAATTATTCAACTGTTCGCCTATGGATGGACCTTTCTCCTCACCCATAAAGGCACCTTGTTTAGCAAGAAATTTGAATCTATCCATCAAATCTTCAAACTGATCTACATTTTTTTCATTCAAGATACTCTGATCCTCAGTTGAAATTCTATCATTCATTCTTTCTAGAGTACTATCATCAGAATTAACTTCTGACTTAGTAATTTCTTCTGGACCTTTCTGAGATACTGCTTGAAGATCTTTCTTCTTGTCTAATGCTATGTCTTTATTCTCATCAGCAGTGGTTTCTACTTTTTTTAGTCCTTCGTCTCTAACCTTTTGTTCTTCATCGAGATCTTTCTGCATTGCTTTCTCGTTTCCACCATATTGGGTTTGGAGAAGTTCCTCTGTAGATCTCTCCTTTGACATCATTTGTCCCAAAACTAGAGGTAACATTAGAGCACCACCAAGTAACGCCTTATTGACTTTTGAACTCCTACCACCACCGAAATTTTTTGCAAATAATCTAGCTTTTTTTAATGTTTTCTTACTAGGAATATCCTTTGAAATACCTTTAGATATGACACCCATAAAGCGGGAAAATCGATCTATAGATGATTCAGATTTATCTACAGACTTCTGAGCCTTCTGTCGGATACCTGTTATTTTAGATTTATTCTTCATTATAACGCACCTATAATATTAAACAGTGATTTAGTTGTCGTAATGTGCATGTTGTCCATATCTACTGAAAGTAATATGGGAGGTTCATTCGCCATTCTACCCATTTTATATTCACCTTTTTGATTATTACCTTGTCCTACTGGAACTGGTATTGATATTGGCATTGGAGTATCTTTTGCATTACTACCTCCTCTAGCTGGTTGACTTATACCATCTGTTATCTGTTCTACTGCTCCAAGAGTTGTCAGATCAGCAGAAATATCTAGTTTAGGAATTTCTGTTGAACTGTCTACACCTGTATTTAATTGACCCTTTCCTCTGTCTTTAAATAGATCTCCTCTCCCATCAAGGTCAGTCATTCCAAAAGTTAAAAAATCACCCAGACCAGCGAGGCCTCTCATAAGTCCCTCTGGTTTAGGTTTCTCTGCCTCAGGTGCCTCAGGTGCCGCTGGATTCGTAACCGTAGTTTTACTGCCTGGATCTCCTTGAGGTCCAAGAGCACCTCTGTTTCCCTTGATAAACTCTATATTCTGAGGTTTTAATACTAAACTAGGTCCTCCCTGTCCACTCAAATCACTTGTTGGTTCAGAAAGTGCTTCTACTGTTGATGGTTGCATATCATCACCACCAACAACAGTTCCTAGAGGAACATTATTTCCAGAGGAATCAACATTTTGGTCGTGTTTTTTACTAGGATCAGGTAACTGTACTTCATCAATTTTTTTAGTTGTCGTAACTGGTTGATTATTCTCTTTTAAATATTCCTCATAGGTATCAGGGAGAGAATGATCGTCAACTTTGGCATTATTATACTCATTCTCCGTCAGTATCTTCGGTTTCTCTCCGTTTACTTGACTCTGATCATCCCCACTACCATCGCCAGAGCCATCGCCTTCTGTTGGTGGTTGATCATCTTGACTCCTTTTTCTAAGTCTTCTATTAAGTCCACTTTTGAACTGCATTTCAATGAGACTCAAAGCTTCATCAAATGTATCTAAAGATTTTTTAAATTGTTTAGTTACTTCTGATGTAGTTCCGTCAGTTACTTCGTCATCTTTCTTACGTCCAAAAACCTTCTTAGCAAGTGCGGCACCCTTTCCCAAAGGACTTGCCTTAAATAATGCACCACCTATTGCAGCAGTGGCACCTAAAGCTAGTGGTGCTCCCTTAACTGCCAGTGCAGCCAACCCAACAACTGCGGCACCTTTTAATAATCCTTTTACCACACCTCCCTTTGACTTTTGGGGTTTGGCCTTCGCCATCTTCTCGATAAGATCAATGACGATCCCCTTCGCTTCACTTAAAAATCCTAGAGATCTTTTTAGAGAAGATTGCAGACCAGTCAACCCAGATCCAAATTTCTCTAAAGAATTTAAACCACCATCAAATATTTTACCTAAGAACGCCTGTGGGTCAAAATCACTAACCTTTGATTGTACAGACTTTACTAAATTAGGAACTAAGTTTTGGACTTTATTTTCTACTAATCTTCCAACTCTTTTGACACTTGTTCTAGGTGTTACTGTTTCGGGAGGTTTTAAAGCTTGAGGAACCAGAGACATCTTGCCTCTGACTTTACTTAACTTCCCTTTTGTAGGTAGTATTGTATTCTTTGCACCATCTATTTGACTCTTGGTGTTTTTTCCAAAAATCTTATCTGCTTTTACAACTTTCTTTGCTTTTGCAGCTGTTTCAAATAGTGATGTAGTTACTTTAGCCATTCTTCATTTGAGCTTCCCTAGCTTTTGCTTTTAGGTTTTCTTCTTCAATGTGAAGTCTAAGTAATCCAACATAGATGTCTCTTTCCCAAGGCATCCAATTCTCAATATCCCACAAATTGTATTTATGGTACTGCATGAGAGCGAAATTGATTCGGAAGTATGTCTCAAGATTAATGTGAGACATACTTAGGCGAAAAAATCGGCTAAGCCCTCTAATACTACAGTGTTTTTCTTATTAGTGTTTGGATTAATTACAGTCACCGTATGTGACAATTTAGGCATGGTTTCAAAAAATCTTTCAAGTTTTTGAAACTGTTGTGAAGTCAACGCTTCGACCCATTCTTTTAACTCTTTCTTAGTACAGTCTGATGCGGCAAACATCTCTGCATCATTATACACCATCTCAATACAACTAGAGAGAACAGTAAATGATTTCTCAATGGTATCCTCACTATCAGTGAAATTAGTTTCAATGAACTGATTAAGAGAAGGATATTTCATCTTTACAGTCCAACCATCACCGATTTCAATTTCTGTTGTATGGTCTTCAGATCTTACAACTTGAATGGCAGAAATGGGAACATTTACACTCACTTCTGTTTTTCCATCATCACCACATGTAACAAGGAGATCAATAGATTCACCTACAGACTTACCACGGATATTTAAAAATAAGTATTCAATATCAAAGGCAGGCAGATTATCAACCTTGAGTCCTTTTGTGATCACACACTCCTTAATTACTTGCTTGACTGCATTAGTAATCTCTTTTTGATTTCCACCCTCTAGAGCGAGAATAAGTATTTTTTCTTCTTTTACCAGAAACGGTCTGTACTTGATAGTCTTTCCATTTGATGGCAATTCCAACTCATACTCAGTGGTCGTAATTTTTGGTAAAGGCATAATATGTAATTATTCGTTATTATTTAGAAGGGTTTTTGAAGCTATTTTGCTGTGGTTGAAGATTCCTCCTCATTGGTGATAGCTTGCTTGTCTGAAAGGGGAGTACTGTTGTCATCAGTGTCATTAGATGGAAATGTAAGGCTTCCTCCAGTAAATCCAATAACATCAGCACTCCTCACCATAACATATCTGTCATAAGCAAAATTAACTGTAACTTGTAACACCTGAGAATTTGAATATGATAGTGCAACATCTTGTATTGATGTAGGGAAAATATTAACAAACCTATAACTTAGTGCTTCTGGAACCAGTTCTTCCGATGAATCTGATAGGCTTAATGCGACACTTGTTGGACGAATGAGTGTTGTATCAATATTCCTCTCAAATTTAGTTATAGTCATACTTCTCTTGTATGAGTTCGGATATCTATATCTCAAGAAATTATTGCTTGAAACATGTTTATTTTCTGGATATCCTGTAGCTGAAGGTTGGAATCCCTGACCAACTCGACGTGATTTATCACTTGGAAGTTTGCCTTGACCATCATAAAGTGGGTTTATGTAGTTAATCCATTCTTGGAACAGTGTAAGACTTCTATAGTCTCCTGTCAAGTAATAAGTGACTGCAACATCATTAAATGTTCTCTGTGCTGCAAATTTCTCAACCAAACCTTGTCTACTTCCAACCTCTGAAGTGGTTGCAAAAGTTGCTCCAGGCAATATTGCTTCAGTTGCCATTAAGGAGAATCTTTCTTGACCCAATCCACCATCACTAGTATATACACCACATGCCTGTAACCACTTCTCTAAAGTGCTCTCTGAATTAGTAGGCGCTAGATCTAATCTTACTTTATAAAAACTTGACAGAGATGGGTGTCCCAGAGCATCCAAAAAACTAGTTTCAAATGTTTCACCAACATCTAATGCAGTATCTTGTATGTCAGAAAAGGGTCTAGGATTTTGGGGACTTGCTCCCAAGTTTCCCACTTTAGTCGCAAAATAACTTTTTGAACTATCTAAGGCCATCTAAATAAGGTTATGACTTACCATACTATGTATATGGCTTATAAGGGAAAATTTAAACCAAAACATACTAAAAAGTATAAAGGTGATCCCACTCAGATCATTTATCGCTCTCTATGGGAGAGAAAGTTCATGGAATACTGTGATCTGACAGAGAACATAAGTCAATGGCAATCAGAGGAATTCTGGATACCATACAAGAATCCCCTAGATAGAAAGATGCACAGATACTTTCCTGACTTCTTCATCAAATACACCGACTCAAATGGAAAGAAACGATCTGTTGTGATAGAAGTGAAACCCAAAAAACAATGTAAGGCTCCTCCAAAGAATCCAAAAAGGAGAACTAAGGCATGGGCACATGATGTTCAAACATGGGTCATCAATGAAGCAAAGTGGAAAGCAGCAGAACAATACTGTGCTGATAGAAAGTATGAATTCAAGATCATGACCGAAGACGATTTAGGTATATCTCATGATCGCAGAAGATATTAGACAACAAGCTGGTAAGAAAAATAAAAGTGGGGCATGGTATGTAAGTGCTCTCTCACAAGCATTGTCTAGTGTCCAGAATCCAGATATTAGTGCCAGTGACACTAGTGGTGTGACAGAAGGAGACCTATTTTTCTTTTCATACAGCCCATCTTTTCCTGAGAGATATGAATTCTGGGATACCCAACCCCTTGCAGTAGCACTAAAATTCTATAGAGATGGGTTTCTAGGATGTAATTTACACTATGTAAATCCATCTTATCGTGATGCAGTTGCAATGAGCTTACTAAATAGTGGAGGCGGAGCTGCGGTTCCTAAAAATACACTGCACAAATACCTGTACTCTGGTGTGGGTAGTTTATTAAAAGTTCCTAAAAATGAGGATTGGGGAGAAATTTCTAAACTTCCTACAGAACAATTCATAGGCAGGAACGGTATGAAGTATCCAAAACACCGAGCATTTAACTGGAAAAAATGACATCATCAGTAACATTCCAAAACGACGTTCAAGAGTACGGTAACGAACTTAGGCTTAAGACAAATCTGGAACAAAACGTTATCAATGCCGAAGGTGGTAGAGATACTGTAAAATATAAAGCATTCATTAAAGAAGGCGAAGTAAAAATATGGCCTGTTGACGACATTGGTAAAATTATTGCTGGATCAGAACCAATATTTGAAAATGGAGAGTGGAAGCCTGGTTCTGTAACACAAAAAAGTAGTGAAAATAAAATAACTTTTGCTGGAGTTGTTTTTGATAGCAACGGAAATGTAGATACAACTAAATCAGTTTTACAAGAACAATTAGCTGAGGAAGTAAGAAGTTATGCTAGTGTAACAAATGAAGAGGTTGCGCCATGGGCAGAAAACACAGATCTTACACCTCTACAAAAAGCAGAAAAAGATTTAGCAAGACTAAAAGAAGAAGGTTATATTAAAACAGGAAATACATTAAGCGACTGGAGAGCGGGTCTAACATGGAATAGAGCAGTAAGACATGCTGAAAATCAAGTTGCAATAGAAGAAGCAAAAGTAGCAAACAATCAACAAACAGGAGGAACAGATAATGATGCGAAAGGGCTTGCTGGTACAACAGAAAGGATTAAGTATGCTTTTGATAGGGACAATGAGATCATGTTCCTTAGACCTGTTGTATATCCACAAGATCTATCAATGAGTCAGGATCATATGGTCATTCAGTGTTATACATATGAACCTCCATATACTAGAGAGTTTACTAAAACAAATGAAAATTCTGAAGGTGGCGGTGGTGCTGCTTTTGGTGCTCAAAGAGGATCAGCATTTAGAAAAAAACTAGGTGCTCCAATCATGTTACCCATGCCTAATAACATGCAAGATTCAAACCCAAGAATTTGGGAAGAGAGTAACATGAATAATGCAGCACTAGATGCTATCAGAAAAGCTAATTCCAATATGGTTGTTAAGACTTTTCTCCAAGGTACAGGTATCTTTCCAACTCTTGACGCAATAAGCAATTTCTTCCAATTAACATCACAACAGGCTGGTAGAGCTGACATAGTGGCAAACAAAATGAGTCAGTTGCTTGCAGATGGAGGATTTGATATTAGTTCAGATCAAATATTAGCTAGAACTGGTGGTGTCATTGCAAACTCCAACACTGAACTTCTATTTGCTGGTGTTGGTTTAAGAAATTTTTCATTCCAATGGTTATTAACTCCAAGAGATGAAAATGAAGCACATATATGCAGAATGATGATTCGTGCTTTTAAAGAATGGTCTGCTCCTAGAAAACTGGCAAAACTAGTTGGTGATGGACCTGATGGAGGAACTGGTAGTGCTGGAGGACCTAGTTACTTCCTAGGCACACCAAACGTGTTTAGGTTGAGATATCTTACTGATGGAAACAAACCTATCTTGGGTGCAAATATGTTCAAAACATGTGCTTTGACTAGCGTAGATGTTAGTTATACTCCAGAAGGTCAATGGATGGCATATGCACATGGTCAACCCACATCATATAGTCTGACACTCCAGTTTAACGAATTAGAACCTATATACAACACAGATTATCAACGAGAGGGTGCTAACGATAGAATGTTTAGTGATACAAATATTATGGGAGATTTGATGCCAATCTATATCATTAATCAGGATGATCCAAAGACTTCAATGATAGGATACTAACATGAAAGGTTATTTTTCATATTTACCAAATATAGATTACGTCTCTAGGTCTCCAGACAGGAATTCTAATGATGAATATATTCCAGTAAAAAATATTTTCAGAAGAGCAAGACTTCGTGATGATCTTGAACAAATAGCCACATCCTTTGAGGATTTCTTTATTCATGGCAATCTAAGACCAGATCAATTAGCATATACTCTATATGGAGATCCTAGATTTGATTGGGTTATATTAGTAGCGAACAATATAACAAAGGTTAGAGATCAGTGGCCACTAAACGATAATGATTTCAGAAAATACTGTTTAGAGAAATATGGTAGTGATGAGGGATTAGAAAAGATACATCACTATGAAACTTTGGAAGATGTAGATTGGGCTGGAAGAATAGTTGTTCCAGAAGCATTAAGAGTAGATTCTAACTTTGATCTTAAATATTTGAAGTATAGACCAGAAGAGCAAAGAATTGTCTCATATAGTAGAACTACTCAGTTAAATGAGTTATCAACTATAGATTCAGTTGGAACTGCAAGAGATGCCAATGGTGATGTGATTCAAAATCCCAACGTGACTCCTGTAACGAACTATCAGTTTGAAGTATCTATGAATGATGCTAAGAGAAGAATCAGAGTTATCAGACCACTTTACCTAAGCACTGTGGTACAAGATTTAACCAGAATAGGCAAATATAAGAAATCATCTCAATACAAGACTAAGAGACTCAAGAGAGCATACAATCCCAGAGATTAATAAAAAAAGGGGTCTTGCGACCCCTTTCTTATTGTTTACTCTTCAGCGAGTTTTTGAAAGTAACTCAGTGCGTCGTCCTCTTCCTCTGTATCCGTATCAGCAGATGCAGCAGTGGCACTTGCACGGAGGTTAGATAGTTCCTCCTCAACTGATCCACGATCAGTATCTTCGTTGGATACTTCAACATCCTCTCTTGTAGGTGTTACAACAGCCTTCCTTGAAAGAACTGTGTCCAAACGTGCCTTGAGTTGTTCATATGTTTTGAACTGGTCTGCAGCAGTGAACTCACTAAGATCATAGATCTTGTTATAGATCTCCTCTAGTTTGTCATCATCATCCAAGAGTGCTTCTGATCTTGCAAACTCTGAACTATCATAGTTCCAGAATCCAGCAACCTGTTTGATCTTCAACTTGAAGTTAGCACCCTTCCAAAAATCAAATGGATTGATTGCTTCTTCATCATCGAACTCAGGTTGCATTGCAGCAGTGATCTTATCAAAGATCTTCTTACCAAACTTGTAAAGTTTTACTTGTCCTTCGTTCTCAGGATTACTAGAATCTTTTACAACATAAACATTTGCATAGTAAGAAAGCTTACGCTTTTGCTTACGAGCAATGTCTTTGTCAGATTCACGACCACTGTTCCAGAGACTGCGATTCAGTTCTCCAACAGGATCATCCTTGCCAATAGTAGTTAAACTGTTCTCAATATACCAACCGCCTGGTCCTTGAAAAGCGTGACTCCAAACTTGAGTCCATGGCAGTTCACAATTAGCATGTGCAGGGAGGAATCGAATAACTGCGTATCCGTTACCCGCTTTATCTACAGCTGGTTTCCAAAGACGTTCATCAGTATTGTTACCTTTCTCGTTGAGTTTCTCAACTTTTTTCATCAATCTCTCTGTAAGAGAGCCTGCTTTAGATTGTTTCTTTAGTGCAGCAAATGACATTTAGTATTCTCCGTATTTTTGTATTGTAGGATTGTTTGTATTATAACAGATAATTGTGTTTTGTCAATCTGGAATATTTTCTTCCAGTTTGTCTAAGGTTTCAGTCAGAGTGTCAAAAAATTCTGCAATATTTTGACCTGGCTGGAGTCCTAGAAACTTGGCAGACTCTAAGATCTGCTCTCTCATCTCAATAGCATCAGGATCGTCCTTCTCTAATTGCAGTCTGAACATAAAGTTCCTCTGCTTTTCGAGTAGTGTTCTCATCTTTTGAATATGCAAAAGACCGCCATCTACGGTAGGAGTTCTCATACCGTTAATTGCCAGTCCTGACATGATATCTTCTTGTAACTCCTGTATCTCTGCCATGGCAGCTCTTACTGGAGCGGATCTAAAAAATTCACCCATCAATCGAATCTGATACTAGTACTATTTATGTTTTTTCTGATAACCATTTAGGTATGTAAACTAGGGATAATACTCCACCCCACCATACGGCAAGTGAGAGTATATCTACGTTTCTATGTGGTCCCAATGATATACCTATGATCACTAGAGACAGCCACACCCAGTCAAGTGCTGAGTGAAATTTCTTAAAACCGTCTCCAAATTTACTTATTAATTCTTCTCTACGCTTTGCAAACCAAGGCGATACATGCCTCATGATTACAAAACCTTCGTTGAGAACCATTACAGTAAATCCTATCCAGAATATCACAGCGGTAACTTAGATTTAGAAGTACGTTTTAAGTAATTCAATTCAGTTGCTTCCGCTTTTAATTTATCCTTGAGAGGTTTTGCGATCAATTTCCCAACTGACTCAAACTCAATATTATTTTCTTCGCAATAACTAATGATTGCTTCAATATAATTGAGCTCAGTGTCAAGTACCAGTTGTTCAACATCAGTAGTGAACTTGTTCTGGTCGAGAAATTTAGCTTTTAGTAAGTCGTTAACTTCTTTCTCCATACTCCCCGAGCTTGTGGGTGACGAATTCTTTAATATACTTGGTAAGAAGCTTAATATAGTCACGTTTGTTGGTTTTTTCATAAACTTTCACATCTCCATTATCAGCAACCATTAAGGTCACAATCTTCTCCACCGCAATACCTGTCATCTCAAAGTACATACAGGCATATGCAGTTTCTTGAACGAAATAGTTTTCTAACCACTTCTCTGGTTTAATCTTTTTAGATGTCTTGAAATCTATTACCGCTAACTCTCCGTTATATTCGGCAATGCAATCAACACGTCCAGCAATACCGAAGTACTCACTATATAGGGGTTTTTCCAAACAGTGAATATTATTGATATTGTTTAAGGAGTCCCTTGCTGCAATCCACCTTGATTTTGTGGAAGGCAGAATGTCCTTCATAGAATTAATATCTTCATTTAAGAGATACTTTTCAACCAGATCATGAAACTTGGTTCCCCTGTCGGTGGCAACCTTTGTGATCTTATTGGCTTCTTCCTCACCAACCTTATTACGCCATTTGATAAACGTTTGGCGATTATAAAAACTGGTTATGGAAGTAATAGATGGAGCTTTCTTTCCACTTGGAAGAGTGTAATATCTAACTCCATCTATAGTATTGGCTTCTAACTCAAAATCACCAAGTTTATTCAAATGAGTAAACGTCATAAAGAAAGAGCGAGTTTAGTAACCAAGTAGTTTCTTACTAGACCAGAGCGAACAATATCATCTAAACCAAATTCAACCGTACCGAAATCATCTTCCATGATCTCAATGATACGTTTAAAATCTAAGATGCCATTCTTCTCATTGGATTTTGTAAGATCCGTTTGAGTAGAGTCACCACAAAACATTATTTTACAGTTATCTCCTACTCTTGTTATTATACTATCTAATTCATGAAAATTCAAGTTTTGCAT